GCGCGTTCAGGTCGCTGATGTATGTACCGCTTTCGAGTCCCATTAGTAGCTGCTCCGGCTGGACATGTTGTAAGTCGGCGCGACTTGCCCGCCGCCAATTTTGCGCGCCATTTGTTCGTTGATGCGTTCCATGATCGCGTCGAAGGTGTTCGCCTGGTCCTGCGCCAGTTCGCGGTCCTGGGTTTTCAAATACAGGTAGTACTGCGCGCCTGCCTGGTACAGCCCTTCGTGGTCGGTCAGCAGGTCGTTCGTTGCGACATCGGCCAGCGGTGCGGGCGTGCCAAAATAACGCAGGTTGAAGGACTGGGACGCGCTGGGCACGCCACGGAATTCGATGGTGCCGCTGCCATGCTGGCAGTACTGCAGCACGTCGGCAGTGACTGCCAGACGCCTGATGTGGCCCGGCATGACACGCTGCAGGCTGTCGCCCTGCCGTCCCACCAGGTGCAGGCTGCGGATGTCTACGGCGCGGCCTGGCAGCGTGTAGATACCTTCGCCCGGTGTTACCCGGTCGCTGTCGGTCAGCGTGGCGGTGAGTTCATAGGCGCGCAGGTCGCGGCGTATCAACCCTTCGGCCAGCCGGATAAATCGCGGGATGTCCGTGGCCAGGTCGGCGCGGTGCGTGTCGCTGATGATGGCGGCCTGCAGGTCGGTGTAGTTCATTTGACGATGATCCCCTTATTACCATGCTTCGCTGCGCGGCGAACCTGGCGCGGGCTGCGTTTCGTGACGCGGTAAACGTCACCCAGTTCCGAGTCTTCCAGGTTCTTCCAGGCGGCCAGCCGGATGGTCGGGTCCGGGTGCTTCAATTCGGGGAACAGGTTGCACAGTGTTTTGTAGCCGATAATGCCGCGTTTCGGGTCGTCCCGTTCAGGGATGCGCAGCGCCACATAACCATCGTCCAGCTGCCGGACCGGGCCGCGCCCTTCACGCCGTGCCTGGTTGTCGGCCAGGACGTGCGCCGGGCTGGGTGTCTTGAAGTGCGTCATATCGTCACCTGAAAAGTGCGGCGGCCTGGTGCGAGGGGAACACCAGGCCGCCGCGTGGGCACCGCTAGGAAGCGGTAACGGCGTCGGCAGGCTGGATGTCCGCAATCAACGCGTGCGCGTCCTCGCGGTAAACCTTCGTCATCCATTCCGTCGAAATCAGCCGATTGTCGGCGTGGCCGGTTTTCGCCAGCTGGTCCTGCCGGTAGCCGAACAGGTACGACATGCCAGCGAAACGTGGGTCCAGGATGAACACGTCGGCCACCTGGTTATCCGGCGCGCCGTTGTCGTCGTAGGTCAGCTGCAGCCGGTTGTCCACCAGGTTCAGCGAGATACCGAAGTCCGACAACACAACGCTGATGTAACCCTGCGCCGTCTGCGTTGCCTGGCCCTGGCCGGACACGTTCGCCGTGGGCTGCGCCCGGTACGGTTCACCTGCCGAACTGAACAGGAAGCTGTTGATGCCCTGGATGATCCCCGGCACCGTCATCAGCACGGAAGGGAACCCGCCCGCGTTGTAGACGTTCAACAGCTGCGTGCGGATCATCGCCCAGGTCAGGGCGCGACCGTCGCCTGCGGTCGGCGCGTCGATCAGCTTTGTGGCCGAATCGAACCCACCGGCTGCGCCGCTGCCGCCGAAGTCCGAATTGGTGGCAATCCACGCAGCCAGGCCCGCCGTGCGCCCTGCCGTCGAACTGCCATCATCCACCACCGAAGCCTGGCGGGACACCGCCGTGGTTTCGACGCGGCGCCGAAGTTCCAGCAGGCGCTTCGCCACCTGGTACGCCATTTTACCCTGGTTGCCCAGGCTGTCCACAGCGTCCGAACTGTGCGACACGCGCACCTTTTTGTCGGAAATCTGCGAACGGTTGCCGACACGCATGCCCACGCTGGTGTCGTCGCCCGACGCATCGGCGCCGTCCACGATAGCGTTGGCCAGGGCCGGGTCTTCCAGGTCGTCTTCGATCCATTCCGAATACTTCGCGCTGAAGCTGTCGGAACGCACCGCGTCGGTGAACGGCGTGGGGATGCCTTCGTCCAGGTTATAAACCGTGTCCATCACGTCTTCACGGATGAGTCCGGGTGCTGCTAGTGCTGCTGCCAGGTCGGCAGCGTCAAGGTTTGCGGATGACATTTTCTAGTCCTCAGTCGATGTTGGTTAAAAGTGCCTCAAGTTTCGACTGGTGACGGTTCGTTTTGATGTCCAGCGGTGCGCCCTTCTTCGGCGGCTTTGCCTGCGGCTTCGATGTCGATGCCTTCGGCGGCGCGCCTTTGCGCACTTTGTCCAGTGCTGAACGGATGCGCTGCTCCCGCAGCATGTTGTCCCGAATGTACCGCTGCCAGCGGTGGTCCACCAGCTGTTCCAGCTGATTGCCTGGGAACCCATAGCCCTGCAGGTGTTCGGCCATCGCCGTGATGTCTGCAGTGCGTCGTTCGCCGTCCTTCCATTCCGGTATTGCATCCAGGGTCCGCTGCCGTTCCTCGCTTGCCACCGTTTCCATTTTTGTGCGCAGTCGCTGCAGCACTTCAGGCTTGACGGCGTTGGCAGGCAATGCCTGCAGCAGTTCCTTCAGTTCAGCCCTTTCACGCACCAGGTCGTTCGTCTGCTGCGTTCGCTGTTCTTCAAATTCCAACCGTTCCACGTCGAAATCGTTGCGCTGCTTGTAGCTATCTTTCAGCTGTTCAATGGTGACCGGTTCGCCACCTTCGTCCAGGCTAACTTCCAGCTTATACAGCGCATCCAGGTCCAGGCCCGTGGCTCCAGCCAGGTCGTTGAACTTGGTCGGCGTTGTCTTTTCATCGCTCCCGCTAGACTTGCCATCGTCGCCGCCAGGCGTGTCTTCGGCCAGGGCATCGCCCAGGCGTTCCAGTTCGGACAGTGCGGACATGCCGCCGCTGTCCTGGTCAACCGTCCCCGGCTGTTCCGTCGATTCGCTCGACTGCTCGCTTACACTCACGTTCGATAGCTCCCGCTAGTTCGTTCAGGCTTCGCAGGGATTGCCATGCCTGTTCGCGTTCCGCAGGCGTCCCCGCCGCTTCCCACTGCTGGATAATATCAGCCCTGCGCCGATCTAGCACTATCGGCAGAAACGTGTTAGCCAGCAGGTTCTTCGCCGCTATCCCCTGGGCCATCGTTTCGCCCTGGTTCTGCGTTGTCTTGTCCATTCATCGCCCCTTTCACCAGGTCGGCAGCTGCGCGCCCGGTTATCTCTGCCTCAGTCTTTTCCGCGCCCAGCAGTTCAGCGAAATACTTGAACTGCAGTTCACTGTCGTGCCGGTATTTTTCCAGCGCCTGGCGCAGCTGTTCCATACCGAAGGACTGCTGCATCAACGTGGCGCGGTCCATGCGGTCCTGTTTGCGCTGCTTCGCCTTGTTTTCGATGGCCACCTTCGCCTGGTCGCTGTCCGGGTCCACGTAATACTGTTCAGGGTTCTGGACTTCGTTCAGGCGGTCGCGGTCCATCAGTGTTTTATAGAATCGATTCACGTCCACCAGCACTTCGTCCATGCCGCGTTCGGCCATCATCAGCTGGCCGTTCAGCACTTCGTTCATGGCCGCAATGCGTCGCTGGCGCTCACCGGGTGACATGCCGGGCTTCACGGTGACGCTGTGACGCTCCGGCCATTGGCTGGGCTGCACATACGTCCACTTGCCGTTCCGCTTCACCGGCACTTCGCCGTCGAAGTACTCACGCAGCACTTTATGCGCCAGCAGGAACACGCTGCGAATCAGCGTGGCCGCCAGGGTTTTCATCATCGCGGCGCTCAGCTGTTCCGCGACGCTGTAGGCACGGTCCAGTCCCTGGCTGCCCATGCGATCGCCGCCGATCTGCAGCTGCGCGCTTTGCAGGTCCAGCGCGGCGCCGCCCATCTCGCTGCGTTCGCGTGCGCTGGATTCCAGGTTAGCCAGGATGTTTGCGGACGTGTCCGGCACGGCCAACGGCATCAACGCCTGGCGCACGTCGGGCACCAGGTTTTTCACGCGTATCAGGTTGTTAACGCGTCCATCGGTCGCGTCGTCTTCGTTCACCACGCCGTCCAGCCCGGCCAGGCGGTTCTTCGTGGTGGCGTTCACGTTGTCCAGCAGCGCGCGGCGCAGCTGCGTGCGGATGTCCTGGGTTTGCTTCAGCTTGTCGAACAGGCTGATGCCCATGAACCGGTGCGGGTTCAGGATCGCTGTGCCTGCTGCCAAGTTGATGAACGGTGCGGGCTGGTCGTCCAGAATCAGCGCGCTGTGATAGTCGAACAGCACACAGCGCAGTTCATCAATACCCGCGCCCGCCTCGCGGCGCACAAACACCTTGTACCATTCCACCAGTTCCTGGCTGGTGTCGATGGCCGGGTGATTCTTTTCGGTGTTCTGCGGGTCGCGCGCCTTCGCTTCAGTGTTCAGTTCATGTTTGTACGGGCGCACCTGGTCGGCCAGTTTCTTCGACACGCCCAGGCTGCGAAGTTCTGCCCTGGTGCCGACGTGGCGAACAGCGCACAACGGGATGCCGTCCAACGTTGGTTTATGCCATTCGCTGAAGTAGAGGAAATTATCCAGCGGTATCGACTCCATCCGAAATTCACGCGTCTCGCGTTCGATGGTCAGCAGTAGTTCGCCCTTGTCCTGGTCGTACTGGTCAGCGACCACGCCAGGCTGGTCCCGCAGTTCGGCATAGGCTTCCGGCTCCACGTTCGCGAACCGCTTCACGCGTCGTTCCTTCCGGTCCTCGGCGTCGATGCAGATAACACCATTGCGTAGCAGTAGTGCTTCCTTGATTGCAGCCACCAGTTCCAGGAACCCGTTCTCCCGGCCCATGACGAAATACTGCACCGCTTCCGATTCCAGCTGCGCCTGGTCTTCGTCGTCAGCGTCAAACGGGTCAAAGTCGCAAATACGATCACCGCTGAACGCTTCCATCATTTGCGCCAGGGT